GAATAGCTTGGAAGGGACGACTAAGGATCTCGATAGAATCAAGTAAGAAGTTACCAGTAGATTTACCAGCTTTTTGTACATCCTCAGGCAAAGCATTGTAGCCAGCACTAAAGATACTGCCAATCTTACTAGCCACTTCTTTAACTGGTTCAGGAATAGCCTGAGAAATCTTATCGATAGCTGCTTTGTTTGTCTCAGCTACTAAAGGATCTACAGCAGGAGCTTGTTTACCTGCAGCAGCTTCTCTATTAGCTAATTCAGTTAAGACAGTAGTAAGCTGTGCTTGCGATAGATTATCAGGTACTTCATACGTAGAAGAACCTACTTGATATGTAGCCATGTACTTCCTTATTTAACTTTTGTAACAGGAATACCGTTAATTGTGATAGTACCAGGAGTTGTCGTAGCTGGCTTAGCAGCAGGTGCAGCAGGAGGAGGAGCTCCAACAGCAGACGGAGGAGTAATTGTTACATTCCCTTTTCCAGTCCAAGGATCACGTAATGCTTTAGACTGTGCGTTAACAAGTTCAGTATTAGCAAGATTAGCACCACGCAATGGCTTAGTAGGATCTAAACCAGCAGCTCTAAACAACGAGATAGCAGCCTCACGCTCAGCATTCCAGCGATCACCAGCAGTGAAGTTATCACTAGCAAGCTTATTAAGTTCTTTCTTATTCTTCTGAATTTGAACTTCAATGTTTTCTTTATTGAGAAGTTTTATTTCAGCTTCTACTGTTTCTTTTGTTTTTTCTTTATCAGCTACTTTATACATAGACGAATAGCGACGGAAATCAGGATCAGAAGTTAAATCAAATTTCTTAGCAAAGTCTGCCATCTCTGCAGCAGTTGTAGGCACTGGAGTTGTTTCTTCGCTCCACCCTTTACGAGTAGCTTTCTGTAGAATACTAATCTTCAAAGGATCAGCAAAAGTGTCCACTGTCTCAGGATTATCTTTGATTGCTTTAATAGCACTTGCATATGTATCTGTCTCAGCTTTTTTAAACTTAACAAACTCTGCCAATGCTTGAGCCTTAGCATCAGGATACTGAGCAGGAAGTGCATCAGCAACAGCTTTATAATACTCCGCAGTACCTACCTGATACTGTGTACCAATATCGTTAAGTACTTTAGAGATATCAGCAATCTTCTTATCTACTGGTGTCTCAGTCAATCCAAAGGCAGTTCCTCCGATCTGAGCTAAAGCAATACCCATCTTCTCATAAGGAGAACCAGCTTGAGCATACAAGTTAGACCATAACTTTTGTTGCTGCATGGAGTATTCTGCAGGATCGACTCCAAATAAACCTTTAGCGAATGTAGTTGCCATGATTATTCCTTATTAAGCCGTTGCAGGTCGTTTAGAAGCACCATATGCTTGAGCACCGCCACTAATTAGACCACTCCAGAAGCCAGCATTAGCAGCGTTAGCAGCAGCAGTTGCACCGTATTGTGTTTGTGCTCCTTGGATCTGACCACCAGTGTATAGATTAGCAGCAGCAGTAGCACTTGGTTGAGAAGCTTGACCTAATTGTAAGCCTAACTGATAAGGTTGCATGCCCATTTGTTCTACTTGACCTGATGCTCCTAAAGTACTTAACAATGGTTGGAATGCCTGAGCATATGTTCCATATTGTGTGCCTAATAAATTAGCACCTGTACCGAATAGACCAGTACCGAAAGCAACACGTTGTTGACCTGCTTGTTCAGCTTCAGCAGCTAGTTGTAGATCTTGATTAGCTAGTGCATTATAATATGCTTGCATCTCAGGATTAGCAGGAGCACGACCTGTACCAGTCTGAACTCCTAAGCCACCACGACCAGTAGCATAGCCACGACTACGAAGACCAGCAAACTGTTGTTCACGTAGAGGCTGGAGCAAAGCCTGACGTGATTGAATATATTGTTGAGCAGTTTCTTCAGGAGATGTAGCTAGATATTGCTGACCTAGTTCAAATAATCTTTGAGCAGCAGGAGATAAAGGCTCTAACGCTGTTCCTGCTCCTTCAGCATATCGAAGAGAAGGATCAAGCTGACCAAATAGTCTTTCTTGAATAGCTTGTAGCTCAGGAGAAGGTGTATATCCTGCAGATGAAATATAAGGAATCCCAGTAGCTGGGTCTACTGCCCTAGTAAACTGCGATGTACCAAACCGAGTAGTCATTCCTACTGGTCTAAATGCTGTAGCAGCAGCTCCTTCACGAGACGCTGTACGTTGCTGTTCAGCAGCTCTCTCACCAGCAGCTCTAGTTTCATCTGCTCCTGTGAATATATTGGCTACACTACTAAATAACTTACCCATTATATGCTCCTACTGTATATCTGATATATTTCATTATCTCTACCTTTGAAAGGTTGTTCATATTTAAAACCAATTATCTCAGCAAACTTAGCTAGTTTTATATTATCTATTAATGCTAATAAAGGAATACTAACTAGGGTGTGCAATGTATCTAAATCTTTTATAAAATCTTTCTTTATCTCCTGCGACCACTTATGTACATCTGTATGAAACCACAATGCTGCGTCGTGTAACTCTAAGTACATTGTGTAGTCGTCTCTTAAGACTACAGGTACTTTCATCTTAGGTCTTCATAATGAACGCTAATGCATAGTATGGAGGCAAGTTCTGATCTGTACCGCTAGAGCCAGTAGAAGCGTTGGTTGTAGCTACAGTAATTCCTGTTACCGCAGAACCTGTATTTGAAGTATTTGCTACTGCTGCTGATCCCGCACCTTCCAATCCAGCAATACCTGGTGAAGTGCCAATTTGAGTATGCACATGACTAGGGTCTGTTACAACGGATGTAGCCGTATGTGTATGGCTTACAACAATAGAATCTTTAGAACCACCAGACTGGGTGTTAGAACCAGTAATTGTGGAGTATGCTATGCCAGTAGAATCACTATGAGCACCGATAATAAACTTGTTACGCAAGTCAGGAGTGCTATTAGATCCGTTACATAGTACCCAGCCCGAAGGAATACTAGCAATCGTACCAGACCACATAGAGATTAAACCGCTAGGTATAGCATTGGCTATCACAAAAGCAGTAGTTGCTAACTGAGTAGTGTTAGTACCAGAAGAAGCTGTAGGAGCAGTAGGAGTTCCTGTTAGAGCAGGACTATTTAAATCTGCCTTAGAAGAAATAGCAGAAGATATCGCTGTGAATTCTGTATCAATCTCTGTGCCTTTAATAATCTTGCCTGAGTTACCAGTAGGTAGTCCGTCTTTAGCTGTAAAGTTAGTTGCTTTTGTATAGTTTGCCATAGTATGTCCTTAGACTAAAGTCTTTCCTTGCTTAATTGCTACGTCTATTTTTTGAATTGAAACTGGATTTCCATTAATATCTGCTTCTAAGCCTAACTGCATTACAGTTCCTTGACCACCAGCATTAATGTTAAAGCGATCTAAAACAATACCTGAGCTATACTCAGCAATGTTATATTCGGATGAACCAGGAATAGTATCTACAGTAGAGTTATTATATTCGTATACTGTAGCAGCGTCTAAAGCATATGTAGTAGCTTGATAACTCTCACTATAATCAAAGCCCCACTTAATAGCTACTGATTGATTAGTACCCCCAATCAATACCCAACCAATCTTCTTTAGTAACTTAAGATTTGTAGACGCATCAAAGTCAAAGTAATTAGTATAGTAAGCAAGACGATAACTAGAAGTATTATCAGCGTAGCCGTAGTATTTACCAATATATCCTGGCTTACCTAAGTATAAGTCTCTAGCTTGTGTTACAAAGAATGACTTAGGTTCAATACTATCCCATACCGTAACTCTCATAGAACCATCTTGTAGTGGAGCACGAGTGTCAAAACAATAGACAAACTTAGTTGTAGGTAGCGTTAATAAATAGATAGCATCTCTTTCATAGTAAATGCTTTTAATCTTAGTTAAGTCTGTTTCTGAAAACACAGCAGACATTAGCTCATCACGAACATTCTTAGAGATGTCTCGCATTGGCATAGACTTCTCTTGGACTACTCGCTGTAGACTGCGAACTCCTGAGTCAGATAAAAACAATACATCTGTTGCAATATTCTGTACTGAATCTCTAGCAATACAGCCTACATTATAAATAACTTCAACAAGTGTTAATGCTCCTGTGTCTAAAGGATTAGCATAGATTGCTATGTTCTTACGACCAAAGAATATAATATATCCGTTGTGTGCTGCAGCAGCGACTACAGGATCTCCATTAGGTAATACCTCTTGTAGGTTTAAGTACCCAGCAGAACCATTTAAGAAATCTGTACCAGCTAGTAAGTCGCTGAAATAGACAGTTTGAGTGTCTCCTGAGATACCACCACACCATATTCTACCGTAA